CCGGCTCGATAAAGCGATCGCGTCGGGCACCCTCCGTGTGACCCACAACGGGAAGACCACGGAGTTCCGCAGCCTCGACGACATGATCCGCATCCGCAACATGATCGAGCGCCGTCTGGCCAGCCCCACCAGCAAGCGGCAGGCCGTATACGCGCCCACGTTCGACCGGGGGTACCAATGACCTGGCTGGATCGCACCATCGGCTGGTTCGCGCCCGAAGCCGAAGCGCGGCGCACCCGCGCGCGGGTAGTAACCGAACGTCTGCGCGCTGTTAATGGCTACGACGGGGCGGGCAAAGGAAGGCGCAACACTTGGACTCGTGGACGCGACACCAGCGCCAACGCAGAGAATCGCGCGGCGCTTCCCATCCTGCGCGCCCGTCACCGGGAGATGGTGCGCAACAACGCTTATGCCGCGAGCGCTGTGCGGGTGCTCACCAGCAACATCATCAGCACCGGTATACGCCCGCGTGCGGTGTCTGACGATTCACTGAAAGACCGTCGCGACCAGGCGCAGAAGAGCATGCTCCAGTGGTGCGAAAGCACCGCCATCGACTACGACGGCCGGCACGACCTGTATGGGCTTCAGGCCTTGGCCGTGCGCACCGCAATGGAGGCTGGTGATGCCTTGCTGGTGCGCGTGACGCAGCGTGATCCCCGTTCACCGGTCCCCTTGAAGGTTCGGCTGCTGGAAGGCGATTACCTGGACCACACCAAGAACGGTCTCATGGCTGGTGGCTATGCCGTCCAAGGGGTGCAGTTCAATAATCAGCATCAGCGCGTTGGCTATTGGCTCCACCAGAATCACCCTGGCGACACATTAGCCAGCCTGGCGCCGATGACGGGCAGCAAGCTGACACCCGCTGAGGACGTGATCCACCTCTATGAAATGCTGCGGCCGGGTCAGGTTCGCGGCGTGCCGAGAGGGACCGCTGCCCTGATGCGGATGAAAAACCTGGACGAATACCAGGATGCCCGCATCGAAGCTCAAAAGAGCGCCGCCTGTTTGGTGGGGGCGGTGATAGAGCCTGATGGCGAAGGCGATCGTAAAGGCGATGTTCTGCCGGAGCGGCTGGAGCCCGGCATGTTCCCCCGCCTGGCGCCGGGCGAGGACGTGCGCTTCAGCACGCCGCCCAGCGTCAGTGGTCACGGGGAGTTCGTCAGCGTCGAGCAACACGGCATCGCGATCGCTTACGGCGTGCCGCACGAATCGCTGACCGGTGATTTGAGTGAGGTGAATTACAGCAGTGCTCGCCTGGGGTATCTGCAGTTCCAGAGAGACATTGAGCGCTATCGCTGGGGCACCTTCATCCCCACGGTGGGTGAGGGCATCGACCGTTGGTTTACCGACGCGGTGCAACTCACCGGTCTGAATATGGAAGGGATCACCTGGGAGTGGGCCCCGCCGGAGCGGGAGCTGCTGGACCCATCGCGAGAAGTCGGCCCCATGATCCTGATGAATCGCGCCGGCTATCGCTCCCTCCGCGGCACCATCCGCAGCACTGGCTACGAACCCGACGCCATCCTCAAAGAGATCGATGAGGAACGTCGCTGGCTGAAAGAGCGCGGCATTATCCTCACCACCGACGCCGGCCTCACCAGCAACGCTGGTGTCACGCAAGCCCGCCAGGGCGAAACCGGCTTCCCTGATCCGGCCAACGACCCGGCCAACGAATAACCGGAGACCCCCATGCACCGCTTCAAGAAAACGGCGTTGGCCTCGGCCATCGGCGCCGGCCGGCAATTGTCTGCAACAAACAGAATCAATAGCCAGGGCGAGCTGTTGCTCTACGGCGTCATCGGCGACTGGTTCGATGGCCTGGACGCCGCCACAGTTATCAGCGAACTGGAAAGCCTCAGCGGTGACAACACCCCACTCACCGTGCGCATCCACAGCGACGGCGGGTTTATCACCGAAGGCCTGGCCATCTACAACGCCTTGGTGAACAGCCAGCGGCGCGTAGAGATCCGCATCGACGGCATCGCCTTGAGCATGGCCAGCGTGATCGCGATGGCTGGTGATGTCGTGCGCATCCCCGCCAACGCCTATCTGATGATTCACAAGCCCTGGAATGGTGCCGTCGGCGACGCAGAAGAACTTCGGCGTGGCGCTGATGTGCTGGATCAATTTGAAGACACCTTGGCGAACATCTACGCCACTAAAACCGGCCTCGATAAAGACACCATCAAAGCGATGATGGCGGCCGAGACCTGGCTCAACGGCGAGCAGGCCGTGGAGCTGGGCTTCGCCGACGAACTGATCGAGCCCGTCCAGGCCGCTGCGATGGCCAACCTCAACCATTTCCGCAACGCCCCCCAAGCGGCGCTGCAGCGTTTCCACCGCCCGCCTGGAGCGGGCACCCCCTCGGCGGCCACCGTCGCCAAACCCAAGCAAACCAAAGGTGACACCATGAACCTGGAACAACGCGCAAAGGCGGTGGGCCTCACCCGCCGTGATGGCGAGTCAGACGCGGCACTCCAAGCCCGTGTCGAAGCGGCGGAAGCCACGGCTCGGAACAATCAAACTGCTGGCGAGGGTGGAGACGATCCCGACGCCGGGGGCGATGGCAACGGCGCCCAGAACCGCGGCGGTCAACAGCGCGGCGGAGGCGAAGGTAACGATACCGACCCGCCGCCGGTAGCCGCTGGCGGTCGCGGCGGTGACGCACAGGCTGTGGCCGACCAGGCGGTGGCGCAGGAGCGTCAGCGTACGTCGCAGATCCGGGCGTTGTGCCGGCAACATCGCATGGACGATCAGTTTACCGAGCAGCTGATCGATGGCGGTACCCGCCTGAGCGATGCCCGCGACCAGATCTTGGATGCTCTGGCGCAACGCCAGCAGAGCCAGATGCCCGGCGGTCATGTTGCTGTCGTCGGCCATGATGGCGAAGGCCTGCGAACCGCCATGGCGGCCGCTATGATGAACCGCTTCGATCCGCGCAACCACAAGCTCCCCGATGAGGCCCGCGCCTATCGCGGCGCGACGCTGATGGATCTGGCGCGCAATGTGGTCGAAGCTGGCGGCGGCAATGTGCGGGGCATGAGCCGGATGGAGCTCGCCGCCAAGGCGCTCTCCACCAGTGACTTCCCCGCATTGCTGGCTGACGTGGCGAACAAAACTCTGCGCCAAGGCTACGAAGCCGCACCGCGTACCTTCCAGCAGTTCTGCCGCCTGACGACCGCGAGTGATTTCAAGTATCTGAACCGTTCGCAACTGGGTGAAGCGCCTGAGCTGGAGCGTGTCCGGGAGAACGGCGAGTTCCGTTACGGCAAAATGGGCGAGGACAACCAGCGCTATCGCTTGGAAACCTTCGGCAAGATCATGGCCCTGACCCGGCAGACCATCATCAACGATGATCTGGATGCCTTCACCCGCGTGCCGCAGGCGTTCGGGGCCAGCGCTGCCGAGGTAGAGAGCAACACCGTCTGGGGGCTGATCACCCAGAACGTGAAGATGGCGGACAACAAGGCTCTGTTCCATTCCGATCACAATAACCTGGGCACGGCGGCCCCCATCTCGGTGGAAAGTCTCACCGAGGGTCGCAAGAACATGCGGCGGCAGGTCGGGATCAATGCCAAGCGGCCGCTGAACCTCATGGCGGAATACCTGATTGTCCCCGCTGCCCTTGAAACCGAAGCGCAGAAAATCCTTTCCGAGGTGCTCAGCGCCAAGTCCGCCGATGTGAACCCGTTCGCCGGCACGCTCACGCTGATCGTCGAGCCCCGCCTGGACGAACACAGCGAGACCTCCTGGTACCTCTCCGCCGCGCCGGCGCGTATCGACACCATTGAGTACGCCTACCTCGCCGGTGAAGAGGGCGTCTACATCGAAACTCGCGAGGGTTTCAACGTGGATGGCGTGGAGATCAAAGCCCGGCTCGATTTCGGCGCCGGTGTCATCGACCACCGCGGTCTGTTCAAAAACGCCGGCGCGTAAGCACCGGCACCCCGTTTGGTGCGTCGCCCACGGAAGGGCGGCACCGACCCTGATTCCCTGAAAACGAGGTAACAATCATGGCTAAGAACTTCCGGGCCCAAGGCCAGAACCTGACGGTGCTGGCCACCGCCACCGTGGCCAGCGGCTCCTTTCAAGTTGTCGAAGGCGTGTTCGGTGTCGCGCTCACCGACGCCGTTGCCGGCGAGGAATACACCCTGCGCACCGGCGGCGTCTTCGACGGCCTGCCCAAAGCATCGGCCGATGAACCGGCCCAGTTCGCCCCGGCCTACTGGAACGGCACCGCGATGACCACCGCCGCAGACGATGGCGGCTCACCGGCCACCGAATATCTGAAGGTGGGCGTGTTCGCCCAGGCCGCCGCCGACGGCGACACCACCTGCGAGGTGCGGCTCAACGCCAGCTTCTAACGATGAGCCAATTCGACCACCTCCAGGCGCTCAACGACGACGCCAACTTCCGGCACTACGGCGACCCGGCCCACTTCGAGCCGGGCCCGCTGCTGTCGGATCGCGGGTCGGCGGACACCGAGTTCGCCATCCTCGATCATGAGGATGTCCGCGACGACCTGGGGGTAGTCGTTCAAACGCTCACCCTTATCGAATACCCCAAGTTGGCCTGGCCCCACCCGCGCCGGGCTGACCGCATCACCCTGAACCACCGCGTGTGGGTCATCGACCGCCTGCACCGCGACACCGGCACCGATCTGATCGTGGAGGTCACCGAATGGCACGGGGAATGAGCCGCGACATCCAGATCCAGCTGGACGCCCTGCAGCAGCTCGCCGGCTTCGCCCGCCAAGGCAGCCGCGAACTGCTCGAGCAAGGCGCGAAAGAAGGCCGGCGGGAAGCCATTCGCGTGATCGGCAAGAGCCTGGCGCTAACCGACAGCTACATCGGGCGCCATCTGCGCGTCACCCGCCCCGTACAGAAGGGTCCCGTCTGGGAAGCCAGCGTGCAGGCCACGCGGCGCGGCACGCTGCTCACCCGCTTCCCGCACCGGCAGCTGCGAAAGCCGAACCGCAGCAAACCCGGCACCAAGCACGCCGGCATCACCGGCACCGTGGTGCCCGGGCGCAGCTACACGCAGCCGAAGTTCTTCTTCATCCCGAAGCTGCGCGGCAGCAACGCCACCGGCATCGCCGTGCGCACCGGGCAGGGGCGCGATGCCTACCTCATCATCCGTGCGCCCAGCGTCAGCCAGGCGTTCCAGCTTCACCGGGGCGACCTGTCCGCAGAACTGATGCGCACGCTCACCGCGCGCTACACGGAAAAGGTCCGGTCGATCTACAGCAAGACCGCGGGCAGCGACCCGGAAACCACGTTCCTGAGGTAAACCATGAGCGATCCGATCCTGACGGTGCAGATACTGGAGACCTACAAAAGCCGGCTGGCGTCGATCACCAAAGCGAACGGGTACCACTCGGACGCCGGTGCCGAGCTGTACGAAGGTTGGCTCGCGGACGCCATCGCCGACGATGCGCGCAGCAATTACCCGTTTATCGCGCTTCAGCCAGGTGTCGATCGTCGCATCAGTAAATCTTCAGGCGGACGGCTAAGACGGCAATTGGAGTTGCACATTGTCGTGGTCGACCGCGTCGAGGAAGGCATAACCACCAAGCTGTTGCAGCATACCAACGATGTCATTCACGCAGTGGCTGACCGCAACAACCTGCACTACGTCGACAACTTGGCGCTTGATTCCGGAGTCGGCGACATCGAATACAACATCCCCGAAGACGGTGGCGGAGTGGCCTGGGCCGCTATCCCCGTCACCGCCGATTACGAACTGATTTTAACACCCTAAACCACAAGGCGCGGCGCGCCCAAGGAGACCACCATGACGTATCAAGACACCGGCCTTATGTTTGCCGGCGAAGTGTTCATGGCCGAGAGCACCAACGGAGTGCCGGGTGCCATGAACGGCGGCATTAATATTCCGTCGCTGCAGATCACGCCACCCAGCAGTGAAGCACGTAACAGAATCAGCAAGAAGCCGGATAGCTACGGCCATGCACTGGATACGCTGAACTTACCTTCTGACCCGGCGGCGCTGACGATGACCTTCGATTCACTCCCGGCAGTGCTGTTCGCCGAGTGCCTGGGCGGCACGCTAGAGAAGCACGAGGTTGAAGCGGGTTCTGTCACAGCAGAAACAGTGGCGCTGGTCCTCGGCAAATGGGTAAAGCTGGCTTATCCGAACGTTGATATGACCGACGCCAATAAACCTGTCGTGACCGACACGGACACCACCACGGAACTGGTCGCCGGTACCGACTACGAGATTCATGAGCGCGGGGGCTTTATCAAGGCGTTACGCGAATCCGCAGCGGTGGAAGTGTCGGTGCAATACCAGTATTTGGCCGAGTCCGGCTCTCACATCTACGGTGGCACTGAAATCGACAAGCCGCGCTACATCGAGATGTTCTGCCAAAACCTGGCGACCAAGAAATGGGGTCGACTGTACATCTGGGAGGCCCGTCTTAACGCGAACCAGGCGACCGACATGATGCAGGACCAGTACATCACGGGCCAGCTCGGCGGCCAGCTCCGCTTGCCGCCTGGCAAGAAAGCCCCCTACGAATTCATCGAACTCAATTAATCGTAACCCAAGCCTACACCCGCCCCGCCCACCGCGGGGCTGCCCCTGATTTCCGGAGTCGCTCCCCATGGCCCTGCGTGACGGCGTTGTTAATCTGGTCTTGCGTCTGCGCGACCTCATGTCAAAGAACGCCGACACCGCCAGTGAAAGCCTCACTGCGCTGCGGGACGAAGGGGAGAAACTCGACAAGAAGCTCAACGAACTGGGCCGCCAGGAAGCGGCTATCAAGGGCTTCGACGACACCAAGCGCGCCGCCGACGACGCGACAAAGGAACTTGGCAGAACCGTCACCGAGTACGAGCGGTTGCGCACGGAAGGCCGGCAGGCCGGCCAGACCCAGGCCGAATACGCCCTTGCGGTAAAGCAGGCGCGCACCGCCCAAAGCATCGCCAACACCGAGTACCGCAAGGCCCAACGCGAACTCGGGCGGCACGTGCAAACGCTCAACCGCGCGGGCATCGAAACCGACGACCTGACCCGCGCTGAAACGCGCGTCCAGCGTGAGCTGACCGAAACCCGCGAAGCGTTCGACCGGGTGAACAAAGAGGCGGCGACCCATGCGGCGCAGCTTGACGCGGCCAGCCAAAGCGGCGCGGGTTTCTCCGGTGTGCTCACAGGGTTGCGCGCCCGGTTGCTTGGCCTTGTGGCCGGCATCAGCGTCATCGAAGGCCTGCGTCGCGGCTTCACCGCCTTGGTCGGAGCGGCCGGCGGCCTGGAAGACCTCCGCCTGCGGCTGGACGGCGTGTTCGGCTCGGTGGCAGAGGGCGGGCGCGCCCTGGGCATCATCGACCAGATCGCCGAGCGCAACGCCCAAAGCCTGGACGCCACCGCCGAAGCGGCGCTCCGGCTCAAATCGTTTGGTATTGATCCGCTCTCGGGCGCCCTGCAAAGCCTGATCGATGTCAACGCTCGCTACGGCCAGGGCGCGCAGACGCTGGATACCCTGACCACCCAGCTCGGTCAAGGCTGGGCAAGCCAACGGCTCCAGCTCGAAGAGCTGAACAGCATCACCGACGCGGGGATACCCATCCTCAGCGCCTTGGAGAAAGTCACCGGCCGGGCCGGCGGCACCATTCGCGAGATGGCCACCGCCGGCGAGCTGGGCCGTGACGTCATGCGCGAGCTCATTGCCGAGTTCGGCAACATGGCCGAAGGCGCCGGTGCGGACCGCATCAACACGCTGAACGGTTTGCTCAACGCCCTGCGTAAAGAGTTCCGGGATCTGCTGCGCACGGCGGCAGAGAGCGGTGCGCTGGACGTCTTCCGCAGCAAGCTCCGCGAACTACTGGACACCCTGCGCCAAGCCGAGGAAGACGGCAGCAGTCGTCGCTGGGCCCAGAACCTGGTGCGTTCGTTGGAGATCGCGGCGGACGTCACCAGTCGTGTGGTAGCCGCCACGCGCGTGGGTATCAACGCGGTTACGGCTGTGTGGAGAACGGGCGCCGCCGCCATCACCGGCTCCGCCAGCCTGGTCAGCAAAGCGCTGGCCGAGCTGACCGATCTGGTAGGCGCTGAGGGTCTCAGTGGCCGGCTTGATGAACTCAGCGAAAAGTCCGCCGCAATCTCCGGCAGCATGCTGGAAGGCGTGAAGCAGGACGGGCGCGACATCGTCAACGCCTTCCAGGACATCTTCACCAGCGGCGCGGAGGCCGCCGAAGAGGGCGCGCAGCGCCAGGTCAACGCGCAGCAGGAAGCGTCCGACAAGATACTCACCCAGGCCGAGGCACTGGCCAATCAAGAGCAGGTCATTGCCCAGGAAACCCGCACCGAGAAGCGGGTCCAGCGGTTGCAGGAAGCGCGCGACGCGGCGGAGTCCGCCGAAGAGATCGAGCGGATTGATCGGCGGCTATACCTCGCCCAGATCGTGTTCTCCCGCAACCGCGCCAAGCGCATCATCGCGGACCGTGAGCTGGAAGCGGCGGCAGCGCGTGAAGCCGCCGAAGAGCAGCAGCGGGCCAACAACGCTCTGCGTGGCTCCCTGGACGATCTCGGCCTGGAATACGACAAGCTCGCCGGCGTCGTCGAACGGAAGGCCATCAACAGCTTTGGCCAGGTGGTCGAGCAGGTCCAGAAGAGCGGTGAGGAAGCGAAGGTCCAATCCCGCATCATCACCGAGTCGTATCTGGCGGCGTTTGAAGAAATCGAATCCCGGGCCGGGCGCCTGCAGGTGCAAGAGCAGCTCAACCGCGCCCTCTCCGAAGGCCTGATCACCCAGAAGGATTACAACGCCGCGCTCGAGGAAACCGGCGTCCAGGCGTCCGAAACCCTGGAACGCCTCCAGCGCGCCATCCAGATCTACAAGGAAACGACCGAGCTCGCTACCGGCGCGGAGAAAGACAAAGCGGCGGCCGCCAAGGAAACCAACCAGGCCCTGGACGAACAGGCCGCCGCGGCGGAAGAGGCCGGCGCCTCGATGGAGGAAAGCGGGCGGCGGGCGGTGGTAGCTGGCGCCGGCATTACCGAAGCCGCCGAGAACATCCGGCGGGCGTTCTTCAACGTCAGCGAGGAAGCCGGCCAGCTCTACGACAACCTGCTCAAGGAACAAACCCGGGGCCTGCTCTCCACCCGCAGCTACCTGAACGCCGTGGGCGACGTGGCCACCGAGGTCAACGAACGGGTAGGCCGGGCCCAGCAGCTCTACCAGCGCGCCATGGCCGCGCAAAACGAAGACACCGGGCAGTTCATCCGCCTGGCCGAAAGCGCCATCGCCAGCGGCCGCACCCTCGGTGAGCAAAAGCTCAGCGGCCTGCGCAGCGCCCTGGCCAGCGCCAAGGCTCAGAGGGAAGGCCTCGCCGACAGCGCCCGCGACACCGTCCAGGGCCTGCGCGACGAACTGCTGCAGCTCACCGGTACCCAGGAAGAGATCCAGCGTCGGCAGTTCGAGCGCCGCGAGCAGGATCTCCGCGACCAGCTGCGCCAGGCCAGTGAGCAGGGCGCCGGCGACGCCGTGGCGCAGTACCGCGATGCGTTGCAGCTGAACCGCGAGGTCTACCAGGCGCGCCGCGACCAGCAGCGCAACGAGCAGCTTCAACAGCAGCAAGAGCAGGCCCAGCGCCAGCCCGTGCGCAAAACGGAAATGACGCTGAAAAACGACCGGGGCGACCGCGTCACCGTCACCGCCGCAGAGGGCGAAGACGTCGCCTTTCTGAAGCTGCTCTCCGAAGCCGGCCTGCGGAGCACCCAATCATGACCCTCGACGACATCACCATCGAAAACATGGTCTGGGTCAACGAGTTCGGCGAGGCCAAGGTCGCGCAGGAACTGGTCCGGGGCGTTACCGGCAACCCGATTCTCTACGAACAGGCCCAGCCGCTGGGCACCCCCATGCGCCTCACCGGCGCCTGGGTGGACCGCCAGACCGGCCAGGCCCTGCGCGCCAAGGCGGCGCAGGCCGGTGCCACGTGGCCCGTCACTCTCGACGACGGGCGCACCTACAGCGTGGCGTTCGACCGCCGCAACGGCGTCGCCGTGGAGCTGATTCCCGTGGGCGAGCGCACCGAATACAACGCCACCCATCCCTACGAACTGGCCCTCAACCTGATTATTCTCGAGGACAACAACGCATGAGTCTCAGCGCCAGCGACGTCAAGCTGTTCCAAAGCGAGCGGCTCACCGACACCGAAGACGGCGGCGGCCGCGCCACCGGCAACGAAGTGCAGCCCGGCCAGGTGAACAACGTCTTCGAGGACATCAGCCGCCTCGACCGCGCCACCGGCAACACCAGCCTGCGCAAGGTGTTCGTGGGCCTGAGCACCAACGACGCGGCGCCGTACCTGGGCAGCCATGTGGTGCTCACCGAAGCCCCGAAAGACCCCAACGTCTCCGTCACGCTGTTCGACACCGACAGCGAAACCGACGAACGTCGGGACGCTCGCGACTTCCTGGAAAGCTACCTGGTGCCCGCCGGCACCGCCACGTGGCAACTGCTGGGCAACCAGCTCGCCGGCTCCCGATCGCTGGTGGGCTTCCAGCCCCTGGTGATCAGCGACACCCCGCGCGTCGGCGAGACCTTCGTGCTGCGCGACCCGCAAACCGGCAACGAGCAATACGTCCGCCTCAACGAAGTCACGGTCACCGAGTCCGTGTTCATCTACCAGAGCGGCAACGCCTACGAGACGTTCAAGGGCTGGCGCCTGGAAATGGGCCTGGATACCCCGTTGCTGTTCGATTTCCCCAGCGGCGAAGCGCGCCCGGGTGGCGTGGTGGTCACCAGCAACACCTTGCTCACCGGCGGCGGCAGCCGGCAGATCAGCGAGGTGTTCGCCACCGACGTGGCGGACGTGGCCCAGTATTACGGCGTCGCTCGGCTGGCTAGTGCGCCGGCCATCGGCGACCGGGAAATCACCGTCGACACCGTCTTCTCCCAGCTGGTGCCGGTGGCCACCAACGAGATCCCGCTGGTGGACCGCCTCGCCGGCGGCAACAACACCACCGTCATCCGCGCCGGGCAGGGCACCGTCACTGAGAACGCCAGCGGCCTGGACGACCAGGCCAGCCTGTTCACCCGCCGCGCCATCGTGCCCGGCACCTTGGTGCTCAACATCGCCGGCAGCACCTACCGCGACGATAACGCCGGCGGGCTGACGCTGGTCTCCGGCGCCGGCGGTCAGCAGGACAGCATCGTCGACTACCTGAGCGGCCGCATCACCCTCGCCAACAGCCTCACCGGCAGCGCCTCCTGGACCTACGAACCGGGCGCCCCTGTGCAGATGGCCTGCGACACCGGCTCACTGATGATCGACGCCACCAACCGGGGCCTCAACTACACCCTGAACCTGGCGGCGCTGCCGCCGCGCCCGGGCACCTTCGTGCTCGCTTACCGCGCCCTGGGCCGCTGGAACGAGCTGCGCGATCGCGGCGACGGCGTGCTCACCGGCATCGGCACCGGCACCATCAATTTCCAGACCGGTACCGTGCTGGTCACCCTGAGCCGGCAGCCCGACGTGGACACCCCGCTGGTCTACCGCTACGCCAGCCAGGCCGGCAGCGAGTTTGCCGTGCGCGCCGGCACCGCCCAGTTCGCCGACCCGGACCCCGAGCTTTCCCTGAGCCTGGGCGCCGCGGTGGCGCCGGACACCCTCACCGTCTCCAACGGCGGGGGCACCATCAACGTCACCGACGACGGCGTCGGCAACCTCACCGGCACCGGCGCCACCGGCACCGTGAACTACGCCACCGGCGAGATCCGGCTCAAGCCCGGCAGCGGCGTCACCGTCGGCACGCTCACCGCCGCCGGCGACACCGGTGAAGGCGTCACCGCCCAGATCACCCCGCAGCTCAGCGGCGGCGCCGGCACCTTCACCATCCCCGACGCGCCATTGGAGGCGGGCACCGTGCGGCTCACCTGGTACGTGGCGCGGCGCTGGCACAGCGGCTGGAACGAGGGCGAGCGGGAGCGCCTGATCAAACGCACCCTGCAGGACGACGGGGCCGGCGGCTTCGTCGGCGCGCCCGGCACCATCGACTACACCAGCGGCGACGTCAGCATCCCCGACCTGGAAGCCAGCTACGAGATCGACGTGCGCTACCTCGCCGTGGGCGGCGAGCAGTCCCGCACCGAGCTGCGCCGCGCGGAACTGCGCGGCGACGTCACCGGGGCGGCGCTGAACGACATCAGCGGGTTTGAAAGCACCAGCCAGGAACTGGAAGTCGACGACGCCGAGCTGCAGCTCGCCAACGTCGGCGCCGCTGAAATGGTGTTCCCCGGCTCCGTGCTGCTGGAAGCCGGCGGCCAGACCTTCATCGATCGCGACGGCACCCTGTTCAACAACCTGGACCCGGCCACCGGCGCCGGCGTTGCCGTCGGCAGCATCGACTACGCCAACGCCTCGGCGGTGTTCGACGACCCGCCCGGCGGCACCGTCACCGTGCGCGCCTGCCTGGTCGGCGACCACCCCCAGGGCACCGAGAAAGTCCAGTTCCGCACCGAGATCGCGCCCATCCGCCCCGGCTCGCTGCAGCTCACCCTGAACAACCTCAGCAACGGCGAGCTGGTCACTGCCGAAGCGGATGCTAACGGCGTGATCACCGGCGAGGACAGCAGCGGCAACCAGCTCACCGGCGAGGTGGACAGCCAGAGCGGCTTCGTCACGCTCGACGCCGAGTTCGCCAGCCTGCTCGGCGACATCCGCTACAACGCGGTGGGCCTGCGCACCTTGCCGCTGGACCCGGAGATCGTCGGCCTCGACCCGGTGCGCCTGCCGCAGGACGGCCGTGTTCCCATCTTCCGGCCCGGCGACGTGGCGGTGCTGAACCACACGGCTGAGACCAGCCTTACCACGCCCACCGCCGGCGAGACCATCGCGCTCGATCGCGACCACCAGGCCGAGATCATCGTCTACGGCGCCGACGGCGACACCGAGCTGGACCCGGCCCAATACACCACCGACCTCGACGCCGGCACGCTGACATTCGCCGACCCGCTCACCCTGCAGGACGCCGAGGCCAACCTGATCAGCGGCCCCTGGCTGGCGCGCGATCGCATTGAGCACATGAGCCTGGTCACCGACGTGCAGCTCAGCGGCCTGGTCGAGCTGCAGGCGCCCACACCTCACGAGTTCCCGATCACCGAGACCGTGGTGTCCAGCGCGGTGCTCTACGGCACCCTGCAGGCGCGCGCCGTGAACCTGTTCACCCAACGTACCTGGCAGAGCAACAACCCCAACTGGGGCAGCGAGCCGGACGAATCCGGCGAAACCGACGCCGAGTACAACGACATCGCCTACCCGGTGCAAACCGCCAACTACGGCACCGTCACCGAGAAATGGGCGCTGGTGTTCACCGGCAGCACCACCTTCAGCATCGTCGGCGAAAGCCTCGGCGTGATCGGGCAGGGCACCACCAGCGGCGATACCGCGCCCATCAACCCCATGACCAACACGCCCTATTTCGTGCTCGATGGCGACGGCTGGGGCAGCGGCTGGGCCACCGGCAACGCCGTGCGGTTCGACACCCAGGGCGCCCTGGCGCCGCTGTGGATCGCGCGCACCGTGAAGCCGGGTCAGGGGACTGTGCAAGACGACAGCTTTGAATTGCAGATCAGGGGGGATGCGGACTGATGTGGGATTCAGGCTACAAGAGCGACCAGGTCACTCTCACCTTTGATGACAGAATAGCAATCGCTTCGGCTAGCGGCACATGGCAGTTCGTAAGAGGTGCGAGCGCCAGAAACGGCGCCGGGAAATACCAGTTCGAGATTACGTATCGAGGTGGGGCCTCGGATGGCGTGATTTGTGGCTTTTCCGACGAAGGTCCGGCGCCAACTATGACCGCCTATCTAGGTTCTAGCTCCGCTACGGCGACTTGTGGCGGTATCTGGAATCGAGATGGTGACTGTTACTTTCGCTTTCCGGCTTCAGCTCCGACTGCGCCTAATACCGGGTTGGTTGCAGTAGACGGCTGTGTCGGCGTCGTTGTTGATTTCGACGCGGGTACAGTAGCTTTCTACGTCGATGGTCTGGAGCGTACTACGCAGCCATTGCCTGCCGGCCTGGGTAGTCTCTTCCCCGCGGCGACCGTCAGCGATCAGGCTGAGATAGAGCTGAATGTTGCCGGACCCTTTCAGTATCCCATCGGTGATGCAACACCCTGGGTGGAGCCTGTAGAGATTTCTGGCGAGGTTGTCGCCAGTGGCGAATTCACGGCGGTGGTTGAGTTGGCATTGGAGAGTGACTCTATAGCTACTGTCGCAACTCAGGCCGTTACGGAGTCTGCGAGCACCTATCTTTTCCAAGTGGCCAATTTAACATCACCTTTTTTGCGGGTATATCGGCGACCTGGCAGGACTTTTCAGCCATCAATGTCAGTCGAGCCGGGGCACATCATCCGGCCCACCACGTTTCTGGGTGTGGTGTATCGAGTGCTTAGTTCGGGCGAATTGCCGGCAGAAGAGCCGGCTTGGTGGAGTGCAGGGGAGCAGACGGTAAACGGTGTTTCGCTAAGAGCTCTATCGTTCAGCACGGTATCGGTCGTTATACCTCTAGATCCTCAGCAAAATGATACAGGTCGAGTTGTGGACCTAGAGGGCGAAGGAAGCGGCGGGAACGTAGCTAGTGTCGGTGGTGTCATTCAAGTGCGGAGTGAGGATGGAGGTATCGGTCCCGTCGATAGGGAGATTGTCGGCATTTCTAGGCGCGCCGGGGAAGGTTGGAGTTTGTTTGGCTGGTCGGAGAGTGCCGCCGCCGATGGAGCTTACCAGGTGCAGGGATCCGTACAGCCCGACGCCGACGTCTTCTTGCTCGCCATAGACCGCCTGGGTATTGAATTTGAGGGCCAGACTTTGGTGCAACCCGATGATCTGATACGCCCTTCGGTACCAAACGGCTACGTCTACCGCGTCGTCACCGGCGGCGAGCTACCCGCCACCGAGCCCGATTGGTGGACCACCGGCCAGCAGCAGGTGGGCACCGCCACGCTGGAAGCCCGGGAGTACCTCAGGCCGCTGGCCCACGGGCCGGTGGACGTCACCTTCTTATAAGCTGCGACCATGCCTTACATCCCGTCCACGGCCTTTGAACTGGGCGGCGGCGCCTATGTGCCGTCGTCGGCGTTCCTGTTTCGGTACGCGCCGGCGGTGCCGTACCAGCCGGTGCCGGCGCTGCAGGTGCGCCGGGCGATCGCGGCGGAACGGGGGCGGGTGGTGGACGCCACCGCGGTGCCGGCGTGGGGCTGGCTGCCGCCGAAGGATCCGGCGCCGGCGCGCTTCGGGGCCGCCCGGGCGCGCCCGGTGGACGCGGCGGCTTGGCAGCGCTGGGGCTGGCCGGTGGCCACCGACCGGGCGGTGGGCCTGGCGCACGCCTGGGGCGTGGTGCTGGACCCGCGCGCGGCGCTGCCTTGGGGGCGCCCGGTGCCCACCGATCGCCGGGCCGGGCGCTTCGGCGCCATCGCGGCGGCGCTGTGGCTGGATGCCACCTGGCTGAGCCCCTGGAACCGCCTGCTGAAAGTGGACCGGGCTGCGGTGGACGAATGGCAGAGCACCGTGCGCCAACGCCGCGAGGCGGCCAGCGTGGCTTACCAATACGGCCCCACCGATTTCCGTTTCGACGCCGGCGAGGCCTACCGCCCCAGCACCAGTTTCCAATTCTCACGCGTGCCGCCGGCGCGGCCGCCCATTCCCCGCGACCGCACCAGCGGGCACCCCTGGGGCTGGGGCACCACCCTGCGGGCCGAGAACGTGATCCCGTGGGGCGAAGGGCGGCGGCTGCGGCCGGTGGACGTGGGCGTCGAATACCCGGACTACGACGGCCCCATCAAAGCGCCGCCCCCCGAACCGGACATCAGAGAGAGCTACCAGATCGTGAATCTGATCAACGTGGTCGCGCTGCCCAGCGAAACCCCCATCGACGTGGCCAACATCCAGCTCGGTCTGGACCTCGATGCGTTCGCCTGGTCCCTCACCTGCGACGTGCTCACTGCCGAGGCCATGGCCCTGCTGAAACCAGACCCGGACCCGGGGGAGCTGCGCCTCACCATCAACGGCCATGACTGGGTGTTCATGGTCGAGAAGTGGTCCCGCGTGCGCGCAGTGGGCCATCGCTACCGCATCAACGCCAGCAGCCGCACCCGCTACCTGGCCGCGCCCTACGCCCCGCGGCGCAGCCACATCGACGAAGGCCCGGTGAACGCCAAGCAGGCCGCCGAAGCGGAACTGCAGAACACCGGCTTCAACATCGTCTGGCACCCCAACTTCACCGACTGGTCCATCCCCGGCGGGGTGTGGAGCTACACCGAGAAAACGCCGATCGAAGCCATCAGCGCCATCTGTGAAGCCGCTGGCGCCGTCATCGTGCCCGACCCGGCCACGGACACCCTCCACATCCAGCCGCGCTACTACGACGCGCCCTGGGAGTGGAGCAGCACCATCGTCGACGCCGTGGTCCACGACGCCATGATTGAGGACCAGGACGGCGAGCACGTTCCCGGCACCCCCATCAACGGCATCTGGGTCAGCGGCATCAACGCCGGCGTGCAGGTGGAAGTCGTCCGCGCCGGCACCGCCGGCGACGAACTCGGCCAGGATATCCTCCACGACCTGATCACCGACCAGGCCGTCGGCGCGGCCCGGGGTAAACAGGAGATCGCCGCCAGCGGCCCCCACACCCTGGAAAACCTCACCGTCCAGATCACGGACGAACAGGCGAGCCCCGGCCTCATCCTGCCCGGCTACATCATCGAAGTGCAGGGCGAGGAAACCTGGCGCGGCCTGGTGCTCAGCAACAGCATCAGCGCCCCCGGCAACGGCGCGCCGCGCATCAACCAGCGCCTCGCCGTCGAACGCCGCAGCGACATGGAGATCCACTGATGGCCACCGTCAACCCCTGGCGCCGCTTCCAGCAGCTCACCAACTACCAGTCCCGCGTCGTCGCCACCGTCTACGACATCGGCCCCAACGGCACCAGCGTCGTCACCCTGCGCGACGGCACCCGCACCCGCGTGCGCGGCGACAGCGTCGCCATCGGCAACAAGGCGTTCATCGTGAATGGGCAGATCCAGGGCGAGGCGCCGGACCTGCCGGCGTATACGGTGCAGGTTTGAGAAGTTAGGTGCGAAAATAGGTGGTGATTAAGCTGGTTAAAGCGGAAACGGCAACCGTGAGGAACAAGCCCAGAATTCCATCGTGGTGTTCTTCGTAAAAGAGTCCGACTCGACCCCAAAAGGTGTTGCATCGGCGGGCCATAGCGATCCCAGCTCCGGTGAGTTGAAGCTCGAAATATCTCAGGTTAGCTGTGTTGTTCTCTAGAAGTCCTCGTTCGATCAGTAACTGCACAGATTGGGCGGTCATCCGGTTGACTGCTCTGTCTGCGACACGTTTTCCGTCCGTCCGGGTCATGGAGGGCTCGGTTGCTTTTATTGCGCGATCAGCGGGCCACCGTCGGACGGACCGCCAGAACCAGCAGTCATGTAAAAACCTTAGCTGAGTGTAATGAAAGCGGTGCTTGATTCCAGGCGCCCCCCAAACCAAATCAAAGCAGTACAAGCCCTGAAGCAGGTTTTTTTCAAAACGACTCAAGTATTCCATTTTCTTCCCTCGTAGAAGAGACGGGCGACCATCAGGTGTTGCAGCACCTGATGATCCCCGACAAGCGAGCAGTCCCTCGCTTGCCAAGCAAGGCCCGCCGCTGCGTGCACACAGCGCGGTCGAGGCTATCACTTCCGGCAAGTAAGAGGAATGTCCTATGGCCAAGCCCCTGGTCCCCTGGATGGGCGGTAAAACGAAGCTCGCCGCGTCCATTCTGCCCCTGTTTCCCTCACACAAATGCTATGTCGAGCCATTTGCGGGCGCCGGCGGCATTTTCTTCAGCAAGGCCCCGTCGCAGGTGGAAGTGCTCAACGATATCAACGGGGATATCGTGAACCTTTACCGTATCGTGAAGCACCACCTGGAAGAGTTGTACCGGCAGTTCAAGTGGATTCTGGTCAGCCGTGAACAGTGGGGCCTGCTACAGGCCACACCGGCGGAGACGCTTACCGATGTCCAGCGGGCGGCCCGGTTCCTCTACCTGCAGAAGCTGGCGTTCGGCGGCAAGGTGTCCGGCCAGAGCTTCGGTACCGCGGCCACCACGCGTCCGAAGTTCAACCTGCTCACCCTTGAGCAGGACCTGGTAGAAGCCCACCTCCGGCTCACGCAGGTCACCATCGAGCAGGGGCCCTGGGCCTCCATGTTCGAACGCTATGACCGTCCCGACAGCCTCTTTTACTGTGACCCGCCTTACTGGGACACGGAAGGTTACGGCGTGGCGTTCCCGCTCGAGGAATACGAAGCCCTGGCCGCGCACGCGCTTGCGGCGAAGGGAGCGGTGGTGATCAGCCTTAACGACCATCCAGAGATGCGCGACGTCTTCCAGGGCCTGACCATCCACGCTCGGGAGTACACCTATACCGTTGGCGGCGGCGGGCGACCAGCGCAATGCAGCGAGCTGATCTTCCTTAACGACAAGGCGCAGAGTGCTCAGGGCGGTCTGTTTTAAGTCGCTTGATCGATCGCGATCAGCCGGTAGCCGGCTGCCTCAAGGGCTTTCACGCTTGCGTCGTTCTCGTAGCGGTGCCCGTCGGGTGCGGGTGACATGCCTAACTCGAGGCGCACCAAGCCTGCGGCGATATCCTCTGTAGGGCGGCGTGGATATCTCACCACGATCACCCTTTCCAATCCCGATGGTGTGTCGATGATGACCGTCCAGGTCTTGTTCGCTTCCATGCGCAGTTTCCTCCCTGCCGGCCGCCGTGAGTGTGGGCCGGTTAAAGCAGGGTGGGGCAGGGCGTAGTCGCCTGTCTGTAGGAGATCATTGGTGAAACGTGTAATCCTGGGACTACAGGCGTTCCACCATGGTGCTGCCGTCCGGTAGCGGCCCGATTAGCGGGATAGCTTCGGCTGGGCTGCCATCGAGCCACAGGCGAGCATATGCGGGGTCGATCATGGCGGGCATGCGGTCGTGGATCGGCTTGCTCTCGAAGTTGGGGGTGGTCGTGAGCGACACCATGGCGGCGGGTGCGTCCTCGCCGGCCGGGTACCAGATGCCGGCCATCAGAAGCGGCGCACCGCCGGGAAGCTGGAAGCGGAACTTTTGCTTTCGGGCCTCGCCTTCGTCCCGCCATTCGTACCAGCAGTCCAGAGGGATCAGGCAGCGATGGTCCCGGAATGCCGCCGCGAACGTGCGCTTCTCGGCGACGGTCTCACCCTGGGCGTTAATCAATATCTTCTTGGCCCAGGTCGGCTGAATACCCCACCTCACGCGCAGCGTCTCCATCCCGGCCGTAATGACCGGCACCTGGTTCGTCGGCCGCACATCATCGTTCTGCTGAATCTCGAAACCCTTTGCGCCCAGGTCGCGGGCAAATTGGGTGATGCGCTCGCTGTCCAACGCGCCGTATCGTCCGCACATGGTCGCTCCCTCACACCTCTTTCGGCCTTCCATCGTACAACACCACAAACGCCCTCTGCTCGATCAGTGTCCCGACGATGAAGCCGGACATGATGTGGCGATGATCTCCGGCGTGGTCGTCGCTGTAGTTCCAGGTAGTGCATGCGAGCGCGCACGGCGAGGCCCACTTCGGGATCCACGACTTGTGCAGGAAGCCACCGAAGGGCACATACCGAACGCCACCACCGCGCAGGCGCACGCCGATCTGGGAGCGGCTCCACGGATAGATCGTGGTGAGCCCGCTCCACTGCTGATTGATAGTGAGGGATATACTACTGGCCATGCGGACAGTATACGGGGATGATGGCTAACACAAAAGCCGAATGCGATTACGCCAGATTTACGCCCGATGTGCCGTAAGTGATTGAATATCAAGGTGGGAGTGGTGCCGGAAAGAGGAATCGAACCTCCGACCTACTGATTACGAATCAGTTGCTCTACCGACTGAGCTATTCCGGCAC